CGCATTGATAGCCCCACGAGCTTTTGGCCCAAAAACCTCAACAGAAGCGCCTGGCTCAAGCAGCGCAATGCCAGTTAACGTAACTGCATCTTCACCGAAACCAAGATACACATCATGATCACTTTGGACTTGAATCAGAATGTAGTCTCTGAATTCATCTGCGGCAATAAGTGCTTCGCTGCCGCCTCCACCATTGACAGTTAGTGTGCCTAGCGCCATGTTGGCTCCTTACTTCTTTTTATTTTTCTTTGGTTCTAGTGCATCGGTTAAACCGCCAAGTCCGATTGCTTTTCTGAAACTCTCCGCAAATCGCTGCATTCCAGTCTTCGGCGGCTTAGGCTTCGGCGGCTTAGGCTTCTTGGCTTCCTGGTCCTTACGTCGCTCTTCAGAAAGACGAAACGTCTCTTGCTCTAATTTTTGCCGATCGACTCGTTTCTGGAGATCAGGTCGCGTATAGAAGCCACCCCCCTTTTTGATTCGCTTGATCTGCTGTTCTTTTGTTTCTGGCATTGCTTGCTCCTCTAAATTGGGTTTCCATCGTACGTAATTGGATATGTTCCGCCAGTGTACCCGCGGCGCCACTCATCGGGCAGCTCCTCCCTGTGGCCCATGTGCCCAAGAATCCTACCGCCTCTCTTGCGATCTCTTGCAATCGCGTCGGTCAGAAGCATTGAATATTTCTGAGAGTGCAGTCCAATCTCGTCGTTGGCTCTCTGCTCTGCAATCGACAAGCAACTTTCGATGTAAAGCTCAGAGAGCTTCATCCCGCCAAGTGGATAGTCTCTGGTGTCGGTCAGCGACCCGCTGTATGCCTCATAGCTGTACGACATTGTCCAGCTATCGCTGGGCTCAGGCCAGAAGAGAAGCTCCCATCTTTGGCCGTCTGTCTGATCGGATGTCTTTGGTCTAATGGCGAAATAAATCGGAGGGTTGCTGCTGTCATCGGCAGACCGCATTCGTAACATCTCAGCAAGTGGAATTCTCACCACGGACTGTCGAAATTCAGCGCTTGGATAGTGGATTTCTCCAGCCAGGCCAGCGAAGTCATCCGGAAGATCGTAATCTTTTGTTCCACTAACAACTGCAAGTGTAGTCGTCGGTTTCAGAAATGACCATACATATCCCTTATCTTCTGGATTCTCTGGTGTTGGATAGTAGACGTTCCTGACGCCAGACTGAATGATTCGTCCAATCTCTGCGGTCTGGGCGCTGCTCCAATTAGCAATCGTGGAACCATAGCCCAAGAAGTGCCCGACTTCTTGCTGGAGTTCAATCCATGAAATTGAGAGAGTTGATTCAGTCATTGATTAACTTGCGAAACGATAACGTCCATCTGATTCCCTTCTATAGGTCGCATATTCAGAATCATACGTTCTGGGTTTAGGGAGAGTATCTGCTATTGAAAGGATTGACATAAAAGAAGGACGAACAATTGGCATGTTAATAACCATTACGGGATTTAACAACTCAACTGTTTGTCCATCATGCGGACCGTCAACCAATGATGCTCGCATTACATCCACTCCAGAAAACCAACTGCCAGCCCGCGCGAAGAGAGAAACACGGACCAGCAGCCGGGATCGTTGCCCTTACGGGCTTAGCCTTCAGTCGCGCCAGCAACTCCTTGCGTGCACCAGCGATCGCTAAAGAAACCGAGTGTAATCGTCTCATCTGCGGCATTAAGCGTAATCGTATCTAGTGCCGTTGAGCCGTCCATTTGGATGCCATCGGTAGCAGGAGTAATAACGAGATTATTGGAGGTGATAGCCGTCCGAACATAGAACTTCTTCAATTGGTTCTCGTACGTACCTTGCACGATAGCAAACGTAGAGTTACCACCAATGGAAGCACCAGTAAACATCGTGACGCCGCCAACCATACAGACGATTGCACCCTGGGCCACAAGGACCCGCTCAATGCCTCCAGACTGCCGCCCAGTCTCCAGCATCGCCAGGCAGGTGCCAGCACTACCGGCCCGCGTGNCAGTTTGTAACGGGACACAGGAGCCTTCACCGGGGAAGCCTTCCGTGTCCCGAAAGTACCCAGCACTCGCGCCACCCACCTCAAATGTCAATCGACCGACTCCGATTACAGTATCGGCGTTGGACCAGATGTTGCATAGACTGCCAGGAAGCCAGATTTCAATCATTTGTCCGCCGGAACTGGCCGCATAGGCGCAGACCGCAACGCCAGCGAAATATGGGGCATTGAGAATAGCCGGGACTTCTACGCGATTCATCCGCTCGCCACTAGCAACAGCGGCATCAGTCCCGAAATCCCAGTTATAACAGAGACCCTGACCTCGTTTAAGAGCAGTCGAACCGCCAAACCACAGCATTGCTTTTTCGCCCTGGGCTTGCTTCAATGGGGCGTTGATGGAGGCAGAACGTGCCATGTTGAGTTATCCTTCGTTTTTGGTTTCGTGATTTTCCAAGTAAAGAGCCGCACTCATCAGAATTTCATCAGAGTCCTTAAAAAGCCCGAGGGCTTTGTTACAGTGACCACAGAGCCATCCGCGGAAAATGCCGGTTTCGTGATCGTGATCCATGTGGAGTTTCCGGTTACATTCAATCTCGGGCGTGCCACAAATTGTGCACTTCCCGTCAAACGCCTCCTTGATGTGTTCCTCAGTTGCTAAGCAGGCCACGTGTCCATTTTGCTTGGCAACGTATCGGGCTTTTTTAAGCGATTGCTTAAAGCGATTCTTATTAGCCCAATCTCTGCTATACTTCCTGTAATGCGAGGAGTTCTTTTTCATCCAGTCCCGATTTCTCTTGTTATGGCAATCCTTACAATAATAACAAAGTCCATCCTTGGCGTTGGCATCCTTGCCAAATTCAGATTCATTCTTTTCTTCCTTACACTTACTGCAAGTTTTCATTATTTCTCTCTTCTAAAGGGATTAAGCTTACGCAGTCGAAATAACCGCTTGACGCCGCAAATCTGTACAAATCATTTGGAGCGTTGAATCCAAATCCACCCTTCTAACCTTACTCTTCGAGGGAACCATGTAGGGGGCACTCAGCTGATTTTGCCACCCCGAAAGAACTCCCAACGCCAGCGTCTTCCAGTCAAGCATGTAGACGGGGTCCTGCGAGTCGTCATTCAAAAACGACACGTACGTGATCGGCGTCGACTTGAACATCGCTCGGCCGTCCTTGGACGCGAGGTCATTTCCGAGGTTCATATTCTGATCCTCAAGCTGCTCTTCCATAAGCCCAATGACATCGTCATTCGTATAGATTCCGTTCTTCATCCCGCCAAGAGTTGGGGTGGCGTGAGACACCGGAGAGCGGAACTTAGTTCGGCGATGGGCTCTTCGCATCTTACGAATAAGATCCTCTTTCGAGACGGAAACATACTGGTTGGTCCAATTAGCCCAACGAGGCTGATCGCCGAAAGAGATGCCAGCCTTACCGCTGGAGAAATTTGACGGGTTTCCGCCATTGAACCCCTCGGATCCACTTCGGGTTACCCAGTAGGCGATTCCGAAAGGAGTCTTGTTGTCATCTTCGGGCTGTTGCCAAAGCGTAGCCTCAAGAAGCTCAAACCACGAAACCATCATGGCAACGTATCGAGTCTTGACCAAATTTACAATCGCGACTCCACCCTTTTGAAAGGCAGGCTCTCGCTGATCATAAATGTAATGCGCGTTCAAGTGACGTGCATTAACCGTGCCCTTGATCATTGTGTCAGTCAAGGCCGATCCATCGGTCTCGAACAAACCTACGAACTTAGCGCTGTAGTTGTGATCGATCTGGGCCTCGAACTCCCAAGGATCTCCGCCAGAAAAGACTTTCTTACGTCCTTTCCATAATTCTCTAACGAGGACGTGGTCTTGAAGATCAGTTTGAAGGTCAGTGAAAGCTCCTCTTTTCACTAAATGTTGCTGAGTGAGTAAAACTGCATCGTCGACATCCGCAAATTGGAGGGCCATGGTCCACCTGTAGGTAGTAGTTATTCTTGTTGTTGTCTCTTCTTGACAAACATCAAAAAATGGAGACCTCAGTCAATCCACTTCCTGCTACCAGGTATTACCTGTGCTTCCCGCGAATTACTTTAACGCGGGGTACTCTCAAACTCTACAAGCCAAACTTCTCAGCGAGGATATTGGCTGTTTCTTGTTCTGGTGATACTTTTTCGCTTTCACAACCTCCGCCCGCTCTACTGATGAGTTGACTGGATCGCTTCCCCAGTTTTCCTTTTAGCTTCTGCTCGCCAACTTCTATGAATTCCTTGTGAAGCACGATTCTCGTTGCGGTATCGAAGAGATCATCATCAAATATTATTGGGGAAGTGAGAGGATGGGGGTTATTTATAGGAATTGAAATTGTTAAAACAAAAGAATCTAAAAATCCATCTTCAGAATTCTGTTATTACATTGTTGAACAAATGAGGGAAAAAGGCATTCTACTAAGTGTGGATGGACCCGATCATAATGTGATTAAAATAAAACCTCCTTTAGTATTTAGTCGGGAAAATGCAGATGAATTAATCTCAAAGTTAAAATTAATATTAACCCATACATATTTAAAATCTTCCAAATTAAATAACAGTACAATTTAAGATTAAAGCGAAACCTCTTATTAAATTAATTCTTTATTAGATTTAAGGATTTATTATCAGTTTGAGAAAGAAAAATTTTTAAAAGATTTTAACCTCCCAAACAAGTTCTAACATCGTCCGTCCTCGGAGCAGGCTAGTGCTCGGTTCGAGCGACCGAAACGCCTCATATTTTTGAAAGGTTCGAGAAAATAAATCCCCACCCCGATAGGAAATCGAACCGTGTTCAGGGCCAAATTCCTACAATCAATCGCCTAGCAGGCGGTTTTTTGGTAGAATAATATAACATGCCATTCATTACTCAAGGTAAAACTAATTGGAAGTTTCTTTTTATTGTAGTTATATTAGTCGTCATTGTTGGCGGAGGAATTTATGTTATTCAACAAAAGTTCTTCAATAAAGAAGAAATTGTAAAGAAG